CTAGACTTGCTGCATCAGGCGTAACTGCTGGTACTTTTGCTAGTGGTGCAATTATCCCTGTAATTACTGTTGATACTTACGGTCGTGTAACTGCTGTCACGAATACTTCTGTAGCAATTGCTGCGGCTGCCGTTTCGGGTCTTGCTACTTCTGCAACTACCGATACAACAAACGCTTCAAATATTACTTCAGGTACATTAGCAGTTGGACGGTTGCCAACAACAAGTATTACAAATACAGGAACTTTCACCACTGCTACAATTACGGTTGATGCTTATGGTCGTGTTACTGCTGCATCTAGTGGTTCTGGTGGTGGTGGCGGTTCTGTAACCACAGGCAAACTTTATTTTTACGCATTTTCATAAGATTATTATATGGCGGCCACTCAAACAAGAAAACAGTTCAAAGAATATTGTCTACGAAGATTGGGCTGGCCGGTTATCGACATTAATGTTGATGATGACCAAGTAGAAGACCGTATTGATGATGCTTTATCATTTTATTATGATTACCATTTTGATGGTACTGAAAAAATGTATATGAAGCACAAAATTACTCAAGCAGACATAGACCGCCGCTGGATTTATTGTCCAGATGCGGTTACGTTTGTTACTGGTGTAATGCCATTTGATGCTTCTGCTTCTTCAGTAAATATGTTTGATATGCGTTATCAATTGCGTTTACATGACTTATATGACTTTACGTCAGTATCTTATGTGTCTTATGAAATTACTATGCAACATATCCAAACATTAAATATGTTGTTTTCTGGTACTCCACAATTTAGATTTAATCGTCATCAAAATAAATTGATGCTTGATGTTGATTGGCTTAAAAATATAACTTTAGGTCAGTATGTTGTTATTGAGTGTTACCGTAAACTTCAACCAGACAATAAAGTATTAACAGGCACATCAAATTTGGTTATTGGAAATACCACAGTAACTGGAACAAATACAATTTTTGACCAAGAAATTCTTGAAGGTGATTTTGTTAATTTTAATGGTACAAATCTTCAGGTTAAAACTATTAATTCCCCCACAGAAATTTTACTAACTTCTGCACCAACTGCAAATGTTAGTAATGTTACAATGACACTTGAAGGTGTTGCAGATGTGTGGAATGATAGATTCTTAAAAAAATATGGCACTGCTAAAATTAAATATCAATGGGGAAGTAACCTAAGTAAGTTTGCTGGTGTTCAGTTACCAGGCGGCGTTACTTTGGATGGACCAAGAATTATGCAAGAAGCATTAGCAGAGATTGATAAATTAGAAGAAGAAATGCACTCACTTAACGTACTGCCTTCTAATATGCTCATGGGGTAACCTATGGCAACCAATTTATATTTTAATAATTTTCCTGCGAATCAGGTAACATCAGAACAACTTCTGATTGAAGACCTTGTTATTGAATCGATGCAGATTCATGGCATGGATGTATTTTATATGCCTAGAATGAATACGTCACAAGACGATTTATTGTATGGTGAAAATACAGTAAGACAATACCGTAAAGCCTATCCTTTAGAAATGTACCTTGAAAATGCTACAGGTATGGAAGGCGAAGGAGATTTCATTTCTAAATTTGGTTTAGAAATTAGAGATGAAATGACTCTTTTGGTATCACGTAGAAGATTTTTGGCTAACATACCAAATCAGGTACGCCCAAATGAAGGTGATTTAATTTATGTTCCTTTGGTTCAAAACTTTTTTGAAATTACCTTTGTTGAAAATGAAAATAACCAGGCAATGTTCTATACACTAGGTCGTGGTCGAGGTGGTAATGTTTATGTGTATGCTTTAAAAATAAAACAGTTCTTATTCTCTAACGAGATTGTTGAAACTGGTATCGCACAAGTCGATGAACAAATCTTAGAAAATTATCCAAGAACTCGTATTTCATTAGATACAGTAAATGGTAAATTCTTAAATAATGAAATTGTGTATGTTGGTAATTCATTAGCTAATGCTGTAGCACATGCTATAGTTTATGATTTCCAACCAAATTCTCACCTAGATGTATATCGTGTAACCGGCACATTTACTGCTGGTTCTATTCGTGGTGTTGACTCTGGCGCCACAGCAACAATATTATTAGCTGATGATACTTATAACTTAAACAATACTTTTGAAGATATTGTTGATAATGCTCGTATTCAAACTGAATCCAATGCAGTTATTGATTGGACAGAAAAAAATCCATTTGGTGAAACATAATGCTAGGTAATAATCATTTTAATAATCGAACAATTCGTAAGATTGTTGCTTCTTTTGGTACTTTGTTTAATGACATAATTACTGTTCGTTATAACAAACAAGGACAAGAACAAGATAGATTTAAAGTTCCTTTGACCTATGGTTCAAAAGAAAAATACATGACACGTATTTTGTCAGATCCAACTTTGACAAAATCTATTGCTACTATTGTTCCTAGAATATCTTTTAATCTAGAAGGATTGACTTATGATACCTCAAGAAAACAAGTAACTACATTACAAAATTTTAGTTACTCTACAACTTCAGGTTTAAAAACTCAATATGCGCCGGTGCCATATGATTTTAATTTTTCATTATCCATCTATGTCAGAAATACTGAAGATGGTACACAAATCATAGAGCAAATTTTACCATTTTTTACCCCAGACTTTACTGTTACTGTAGACTTTATTGCTGAGATGGGTAAAAAATATGATATACCAATCATACTAAATTCAGTAAGTACATCTACTGAGTATGAAGGTGAAGTATCAACCACTCGTTTAATTCTTTGGGATTTAGATTTTACAGTTAAAGGATATATTTTTCCTCCAGTTAAATCGAATCAAAGCGGTTTAATTGGTGCTTGGAGTAATACGTCTAATTCATACGGTTCTGTAACCACAAGTATCTATAAAGAAGAACAACAAAAGTTAGCACAAAAAGTTACTGTAGATTATGCTAATGGTAGAAATACTTTTGTTAGTTCAGAAACAATTAGAGTTACTGATAAAGACACAACTGGCAAAGTAATTTATTTTGGTAACAATTCTTTAGGACTTTTAATTGTTGGAGAATTAAATAATTTTCTTGAAGTTGATGATGAAGTTGTTGGAGACTATTCTAATGCTACATATAAAGTTAAAAGTTTAGATAAAGAACCTTTACAATCTGTAGAAATTGTTACTCATTCTAATCCAATAAATGCAAGACCAGATGATGAGTTTGGATTTTCTGACAATATAACTGAAATTAAATAATGAATAACATAAATGAAAAATTATCAGAAATTTTTGATGTTGAACCTATTCAAATAAACAATCAACCAAAAGTTAATATAGAAGTTGTTGCTGAGCCAAACGTATCTTTGTCTTTGATTGACTCTGACGCTGAATTTGCCAGACAAAATATTAGAGAATTGATTAAAAAAGGCGGTTCTGCTATTGATGAAATTCTTCAAGTTGCCAAACATTCTGAACATCCAAGAGCATATGAAGTTGCCGCAGGATTTATTAAGAATATGGCAGACCTAAATAAGGACTTATTAGAGTTACAAAAACGCAAAAAAGATTTGAGTGCTGTTTCTGGTAAAGAATCCTCTAAAGATGTGAACATTGACAAAGCAGTTTTTGTAGGTTCAACCGCAGAACTGATGAAATTAATAAAAAATAAGGAATAAAATGGAAACACTAATTCAACAACTTAAAGTAATTTTAGGTACAAACTTTGCGTTATATTTAAAAATTCATAACTATCATTGGAACATTGAAGGTCCAAATTTTCCTCAATACCATGATTTTTTAAATGATTTTTATAATGCTGTTTGGTTACAAACAGATGATATAGCTGAAAAACTTCGTCAATTAGATGTTTATGTTCCAGGTTCCATGGAAAGATTTTTAGAATTGACAGATATTCAAGAAGCTGTAGATGTTATTCCTTCTGCAATTTCTATGATGCAAAATTTAAAAGCGGATAACGACCGATACATTATTCATCTTCGTGCAGGTATTGTTGCTGCTGACCAAGCTAATGAACCAGCTGTTGGTAATTTCTTGCAAGACCTTCTTGGTGCCCATCAAAAGAAAGCATGGATGTTAAGAAGTATTATCAAATAAAATGTCTGATATAAGTTATCTTGGAAATGCCAATTTAAAAAAGATTGGCACATCTATATCATTTACTGAAGAACAAATACAAGAGTATTATAAATGTTCTGAAGACCCGGTTTATTTTATTGATAATTATTGTATGATTGTTACTCTTGACCATGGTATTCAACCATTCAAGTTATATGATTGTCAAAAAACAAAAATCAAATTAATCCATGATAACCGAAAGGTTATTCTTATGGAAGGCCGTCAGCAAGGAAAAACAACTTCTGCTGCAGCATATATTCTTTGGTACACTATATTCCAAGAATCTAAATCGGTAGCTATTCTTGCTAATAAATCAACTACTGCTCGTGAGATTATGTCTCGTTATCAGTTGATGTATGAGTATCTACCAATTTGGATGCAACAAGGTATTAAAGTATGGAACAAAGGTGACGTTGAACTAGAAAACGGTTCAAAGGTCTTTACTTCTGCTACAACTGCTTCAGGTATTCGTGGTAAATCTGTTAACATGTTGTACATTGACGAAGCCTCAATTATTCCAAACAATATTGCTGATGCGTTCTTTACTGCGGTTTATCCAGTTATTTCTGCTGGTCAAACCACAAAGATTCTAATTACTTCTACGCCACTTGGCTATAACCATTTCTGGAAGTTTTGGAATGATGCAATGAACAAACGTAACGATTTTGTGCCTATGTTTATTCCTTATTGGGAAATTCCAGGCAGAGATGAGAAATGGGCAGAAGAACAAAGACGCCAATTAGGCGACCTCAAATATAATCAAGAGGTGCTCTGTAAGTTCTTAGGTTCTGCGCTGACACTCATCCGTTCAGACGTAATCGAACAAATGTCCTATGACGATCCAATCTATTCCAAAGATGGTGTGGACTTATATGAGATGGCTGAAAAAGGACATACATATGTTATAGTTGCCGATACTGCCAAAGGCGTTGGCGGCGACTATTCAGCTTTCGTTGTTGTAGATGTTACAAACGTGCCATATAAAATGATTGGCAAGTATAGAGATAACACAATTGCGCCTATGTTATATCCAACGGTGATATATAGGTTAGCTAAAGAATTCAATGATGCGTATGTCCTGATTGAAATTAATTCTTCAGAACAAGTGGCACATATTTTGTATCACGAATATGAATATGAAAATATTTTGTTTGTTCAAAGAGATGCTAAAGGACAAAGAATTTCAGGTGGTTTTGCAGGCGCAGGAAAAACTCAACTAGGCGTAAATACCGATAAAAAGGTAAAACGCATGGGATGTTTCAACTTCAAGTCGTTATTAGAAGAAAAGAAACTGTTAATTCCTGATGCTGATGTAATATCAGAAATTTCTACGTTTATTGAGAGTAGGGGTTCGTATGCAGCCGATGAGGGATACCATGATGATTTGGTTATGCCTTTAGTTCTGTTTGGTTGGCTAACATCCAATCCTTACTTTAAAGAAATCACGGATGTTAACCTTCGTGAGATTATGTACAGACAGAAGATTAAACAAATTGAAGAAGAAATGTTACCTGTGGGATTCATTAATGATGGCCAGCAGGATGAAATATTTGTAGATTCTGGTGATGTTTGGTCAGATTATAATAAAAACTCAGAAGAAAAAACGCTTCCTCAAGGTTATTTATCATCGAGGTTGTAAATTTACTAAATAGAGAATCATATGAAAAGAATTGATTCTACATATAACTAAAGGAGAAATCCATGGCATTTCAGCTTTCACCTGGCATTAACGTATCCGAAGTAGACCTTACTTCCGTTGTGCCTTCCGTTGCGACCTCAACAGGCGCATTTGCGGGAAAATTTGCCTGGGGTCCAGTCGACCAAGTAATCACAGTATCAGATGAGGTTCGTTTAATGAACCAATTTGGTGAACCAACTGATGACAACTACGAATACTGGTTCTCAGCTGCAAACTTTCTTGCATATTCTAATAATCTTAAAGTAGTTCGTGCGGCAAATACTGCATCATCATTAAATGCAACTTCTGCTGGTGGCGGTGTTTTAATTAAAAACATAGACGACTATACTAATAATTTCTCTGGCGGTGCTAATACTTACGGCCGTTTTGCAGCAAAATATGCTGGTGACTTAGGCAACTCAATTCGTGTTGAAGTTGTTGACGCTAATACTTACACTGGTTGGACATACGCTGGTAGTTTTACCGATGCTCCAAGAACTTCTGCATACGTTTCTGCTTTAGGCGGCGCAAACGATGAAGTACATATTGTAGTTGTTGATGCTGGCGCTAAATTTACTGGCGTTGCAAATACAGTTTTAGAAAAATTTGCTTTTGTTTCTAAAGCTTCTGATGCTAAACTTCCTGACGGAACTTCAAATTATTATAAAGATGTTTTAAGACAACGGTCAAACTATGTTTATATGTTGTCTCATCCTGATTCAACCAATTGGGGCAGCGCTGCATCAGGCACATCTTTTACATTACAGGCTACAAGAACCGCAAGCCGACTAAGCAGTGGTGCTGTTGGTACAGTAACTTCTGGCGATATTCAAAGAGCATATGGTAAGTGTGCAAATCCGGACTCAATTGATATTTCATTAGTTGTTGCTGGTCCATCTGATGCAATTACTTCCAATTATTTAATTGATAATATTGCTGGTGTGCGTAAAGACTGTGTAGTGTTTGTTTCTCCACTAAGAACAAACGTTGTTGACCAATCTGGTAATGAAACAACAAACATTTTAACTTACCGCCAAACTGTTAATTCTTCTGACTATGCCGTTATGGATTCTGGTTGGAAATATCAATACGACAAGTACAATGATGTATATCGTTGGGTTCCATTAAATGGTGACACAGCTGGTCTATGTGCTCGTACTGACCTAGAACGTGACCCATGGTTCTCACCTGCTGGTTCAAATCGTGGTCTAATTAAGAACCTTGTTAAATTAGCATGGAATCCTACTAAGGCTGACCGTGACTCTTTATATGTTAAAGGCGTTAATCCGGTTGTTACATTCCAAGGTGAAGGTACAATCTTGTTTGGTGATAAAACATTGTTAACTCGCCCAACAGCATTTGACCGTATCAATGTTCGTAGACTGTTTATTGTTTTAGAAAAGGCAATTGCTAAAGCTGCTCGTTCTTCAATCTTTGAATTCAACGACCAATTTACACGTGCTCAGTTTGTTAACTTAGTTGAACCTTTCTTACGAGATGTTCAAGGTCGCCGTGGTATTACCGACTTCCGTGTTGTTTGTGATGAAAGAAATAATACTGCTGAAGTTATTGACCGCAACGAGTTTATTGGTGATATTTACATCAAACCTGCTCGTTCTGTTAACTTTATCCAGTTGAACTTTGTTGCTGTACGTTCTGGCGTGACTTTCGATGAAATCGTTGGCCGTCAAGTATAAATAAGAATACAGGAGAAATTAAATGGCTTTTAATGTAAATGAATTTAGATCCCAATTGGTTGGTGACGGCGCACGTCCTAACCTTTTCGAGGTTTCTATGCCTTTCCCTGCGTTCTCTTTACCAGAAAACGCACAGCAAAAACTTACATTCATGTGTAAGACTGCTCAACTACCAGGCGCAACACTCGGTGTTGTTCCTGTCCAATACTTCGGTCGTGAATTGAAGTTTGTTGGTAACAGAACATTCCAAGACTGGACAATTACAGTTATTAACGATGAAGACTTCGTTATTCGTAACTCATTTGAACGTTGGATGGCTGGTATCAATTCTCATGCACTAAATATTCGTAACCCAGCTGCTTTGAATCCTACAAGTTATACTGTTGACGGTTCCGTTACACAGTTTGCAAAAGGCGGCAAAGCATTGAAGAAGTATAAGTTTGTTGGTTTATTCCCAACAGATGTAACACCAATCGATGTAGATTGGGGTTCAAATGATACCATTGAGGAATTTACTGTTACTCTTTCCTACCAATGGTGGGAATCAGCAGACGCAGGTGTGGTTTAAAGAGAAGGGCTTCGGCCCTTCTTCTATTAATTTTTAGGATGATAACTTAATGGCGATAAATTTATTTGGTTTTACCATAGGTCGCAAAGACGTTGTTCAGGTTGAAGCACCTGAGGAACGTTCTTTTACTTTACCTAATGAAGCCATCGATGATGGTGCGGTAAACATAACTCAAAATGCTCACTACGGTACATATGTTGACCTAGAGGGCTCGGTTCGTAACGAACTGGAACTAATTACACGTTATCGTGAAATGGCAAACCATCCTGAATTGGAAGCTGCTATTGACGATATTGTAAATGAAGCTATTACACATGATGATACTGGTAAAGTTGTTCAACTTAATATGGACAATCTTAAGCAACCAGAATCTATTAAAAAGAAAATTGCAGAAGAATTTGCTAACGTCCAAAGAATGTTAAATTTTAACAGTCTTGCAGATGACCTTTTTAAACGTTGGTACATTGATGGTAGAATTTATTTTCACATCATTGTAAACGAAAATAATCCTAAAGAAGGTATTAAAGAATTAAGATATATTGACCCACGTAAAATCCGTAAGGTGCGTGAGATTAATAAAGAACGTGATACAAAAACTGGTGCTAATGTAATTAAATCTATTGCAGAGTACTATGTTTATAATGACCGTGGAACAACAACACAAACATATACGGCAGGTACTAATCAAGGCCTTCGTATTGCGCCAGATTCCGTTATTAACGTTAACTCTGGAATGATGGATGCTAAAAACACATTCGTCATTTCATACTTACATAAAGCAATTAAACCACTCAATCAACTTAGAATGATTGAAGATGCGGTTGTTATTTACCGTTTGTCAAGAGCACCAGAACGCCGTGTATTTTACATTGACGTAGGTAATTTACCAAAAGGTAAAGCAGAACAATATCTACGTGATATTATGGTTAAGTATCGTAACAAAATGGTTTACGATGCAAACACAGGTGAACTACGTGATGACCGTAAACACATGTCAATGTTGGAAGATTTTTGGTTGCCTCGCCGTGAAGGTGGTAAAGGTACTGAAATTACAACATTGCCAGCAGGACAAAACCTTGGACAAATTGAAGACGTTGACTACTTCAAAAAGAAATTACTCCAGTCTTTAAATGTTCCTTATTCACGTTTAGATAATAGTACAGGTGGCGGATTTGCTTCTCTTGGCCGTTCTACCGAAATTACTCGTGACGAATTAAAATTTGCTAAATTCGTTACTAGAGTCCGTAATAAATTTTCTCAACTATTTGACCATGCTCTTAGAGTGCAACTCTCATTAAAGGGTGTTTGTTCTGTAGAAGAATGGGATCAATTTAAAGAAAATGTATATTACGAATTTACAAAAGATAATAACTTCACTGAACTTCGTGAATCGGAATTGTTACGTGAAAGAGTGCAAACACTTCAAATGTTGGATCCATATATTGGCAAATACTTTTCTCAAACATGGGCAAAGAAAAATGTTCTTCATATGACCGATGAAGAGATTGAAGAAATGGCAGAAGAAATGGAAAAAGATGGTTCTTCTGATTTATTCCAACAATCACAAGATGCACAAAACCCACAACAAGGTCCAGAACCTGTTGATAATACTATTGAAAATGTTCCTACAGAATCGCCAACTCCTCAGTTAGACGCTGCGGTAGAAAAAAATTCTTTAGGCATAAATAAATAAAAAGGATATACTATGTCAAACACAAGACAATTTATTGACCAACTTGCAGCAGGTGAATCTGCTTCTGCAAAAGAAACATTAGAAAACGCTTTAACTGCTAAATCATTTGAAGCATTAGAATCATATAAAAAAGAAATGTCTGCCGGTATTTTTGGCGGACAACAAGAATCACAAACTGAAATTGAGACCGAAACAGTAGAATGAAATCTCTATCAACGTTTAAGCAAGAACCAACAATAATTCTTGAAGAAGAAAAGCCGGACTATTCTAAGTTCGATATGTTGGTTCGTGCTGGTTTGGCAAATAAAGCACAGATTCAAAGACTACATGTAATTCTTGGTAAAATGCAAGATGAACGTCCTGTCTTTAGTAATTCTGACCGTGCTATTATGCAAAACCTGTTTAACAAGATGGTAGATTTAATCTCTAATAATAAACAGTTATTTCAACAAACACGCCGTGCGGTGCGTGAAGAATTGGAAGAAGGCGTCATGGCAACTTCCAATTATAAATTAGTAACTGATGCTAATGGTAATCAACGTAAAGTTAGAGCGCATCGTGTACATTTAACTAAAAACTCTGGTGATGTTGCAGATAAAGAACAAGTAACAGAAGAAGTTTTGGACGAAAATGTCTTGCATAAAGACCCTCCAGCAATTCTTGTTTTAAAACGTAAAGTAATTCGTTCATTTTCAAATGATACTAGAGTTGCCCTTTATTATAATGATAAACTAAATAAGTATTTCTCAATACCATATTCTACTCAGTCTGATATTGATTCTCCTATTCAAGCTGAAGAAGTTGAAATCAATGAAGATAAAGTTAATGGTATTGACCAGTTAAAGAAAATAAGAGATAGTAAACAACACGGTACCGTAAATCACCGTGATGGTTCTGCCTCTAAGGTTGACGGTTTTACAGCAAGTGCTATTCTTCAAGTACACGATAAATTAAATGATGAAAATAAAAAGAAGATAGCTAATATGGTAAGCAGTTCACATTATCACCTATCTAAAGTTGCTAACTTTGCTTTTAGTAAATCTAAATGAACTTTATTCAAAAGATACTTGAGCATAAATTAGACGAAGCTAAAAATGCTTTATTTGAGCGTTTGGATGAAATTGTAAAACAACGTTTGGTTGAAGCTAAACGTTATGTAGCAGAAGACTCTTTTGAGTTTGTTGAAGAATTGGAAGAAGCGGTAAAACGCAATCCAAATATTATTAAACAAGGTCGTATTCAAAAGATTCGCCGAAGAATTAGACGTAATGCAAAAGGACGTATTGTGGTTCAAAAGAATCGTAAACGTTCAGCAATTAAAGGTTACAGAGTTTCAGGTAATACAGTTAAACGTATACCTGCAATTGAAAGAATACATAAAGCACGTTTATTAAAACGTTCTTGGAAAACAACTAGAAAATCTAAACTGCGCCGAACGCTAATGAAACGTAAGATTTCTATGCGTAGAAGAGCATCAATGGGAATAAAATAAAATGGCATACGAAGTAATTAACACTAAACGCTCATCTTCAATTGTTAGAATTGTTGATGCCGGCGCAACTATAACACTTGCAAACCTATCATACGAAGCTAATGAGACTGTTGTATCAGCAAGTATTCGTAAAATGGCTTGGTCTACAAATGGTAATATTCAAATTGCTCGTAATGGTGTTAATTTGTTTTCACTACATAATGCAGGGCAAATACAGTTTGATGAATTCAATCATGCTGTTTCTAACAATAACACACAAAGTATTGTTGTTACTATTAACACTGGCGGTTCTTTAGTACTTGAATTAACTAAAGAAGCAACATACGCTACACCTTTAGTAGGAATGTAAAATGAAACTAATTAGAGAAACGGTTGAGGAAGTAAAATACCTCATAGAAGCTTCCGAAAACGGCAAGAAACACCTTTATATTGAAGGTACTTTTCTTGTTGGCGATAAAGTAAATCGCAATAATCGTATGTATAAAATGGATACGCTTCGTAAAGAAGTTTCCCGATACAACGAAGAATACATCAAAACTAACCGAGCACTTGGTGAATTGGGACATCCTGATACACCTACGTTGAACCTCGAAAGAGTTTCACATAAGATTGTTTCACTTGTAGAAGATGGAAACACTTTCTATGGTAAGGCAAAAATTCTAGATACACCATACGGACAAATCGTTAAGAATTTTATCGAAAACGATGTGAACATTGGTGTTTCATCAAGAGCTCTTGGTTCAGTCATTCAAACAAGAGAAGGTTACAATTTAGTTCAAGATGATTTAAGATTAGCTACTGCTGCTGATATTGTTGCGGACCCTTCTGCTCCTGGTGCCTTTGTTCAAGGTATTATGGAAAACAAAGAATGGATGATGGTCGATGGTAAGTTTGTAGAAAAAGACTTTGACCACACTAAACGTATGATTAAACAAGCTAATTCTGTCCAAATGGAAGAAGTAGCATTAAAATTGTTCGAAAATTACCTACGTAAACTTTAATTTTTATAAATAGAAAATCATAAGGAGATTCCTAATGGCATCAAATAAACTAATGGAAGCAGCGGCAGATATTTTGTCTGGAAGCAAAACTTCGGCGCCTGCTATGCCACCACAAAAACTAGACGGTGAAGTTGTAGACCTTGGCGGTCCAACAAACCAGAATTATAAGTCAACTGACGATTCTGCTAAAATCGATGCTACTAAAGCAGCGAAAAGCGCAGAAGCGCCAAAAGCAAAGCCATCAAATGCTTCTAGTACAGTTGTTGATTCTTTGAAGAAAGAAGAAACTGATACTGATGAAGAAGTATTTGCCGAAGATATTGAATCTCTTTTTGCAGACGATTCTACTATCTCTGAAGACTTTAAAGCTAAAGCATCCACACTATTCGAAGCTCGTGTACACGACCGTGTTTCTCAAATCCAAGAAGCAATGGAAGCCGAATATGCTGGCATGTTAGAAGAAGCTGTTGAAACAGTTAAGACAGACCTTACAGAAAAGGTTGATAGTTATCTTAACTACGTTGTTGAACAATGGCTCGAACAAAATGAAATTGCAATCGAATCTGGTCTACGTGCTGAACTGACCGAAGAATTTATTGCTGGTTTACGTAACCTATTTGCAGAACACTATATTGATGTTCCTGCTGAAAAGGTTAACCTGGTTGACGAACTTGCTTCTAAAGTTGAAGAACTTGAAGGCAAGCTTGACGAAGAAATCGAACGTAGCGTTGAACTAAAGAAGTCTTTGGTTGAATCACGTAAGGTTGAAATTACTCATGCAGTATGCGAAGGCTTAGTAGCCACTCAAGTAGAAAAAATCAAATCACTTGCAGAGAGTGTAGATTATTCCACAGCGGAAGAATATAAATCTAAACTTGAGACAATTCGTGAAAACTATTTCCCATCTGGCATTAAAAAGGCCGTTGAGAATCAATTGCATGAACAGGTAGAAGAAGCTAGTGACAAAGCGGTTATTAATGACCCATTCGTTGCTATGGTTTCCCAAGCAATTTCTAAAACAAAACTCTAAAATAAACAAGGAACATTTATGTATCTTTCAGAATCATTACAACAAAAGTGGGATGGCGTATTAAACCACCCAGACCTACCACAAATTACAGACCCATACCGTAAAGCGGTTACTGCGGTTATCTTAGAAAACCAAGCAGTTGAAATGCAAAAGTCTGGTCAGATGTTGCACGAAGCTGCACCAACTAACTCTGCTGGCGCAGGCGGTTTCTCTGGCGGTTCTGCTGCTGGCGGCCCAGTTGCCGGTTTCGATCCAATCCTTATCAGTTTGGTTCGCCGTTCATTGCCTAACCTAATTGCGTATGATGTTTGCGGTGTTCAACCAATGACAGGACCAACAGGTTTGATTTTCGCAATGCGTTCTACCTACACAGGCCAAAACGTTACTGCTGGTGCAGCTGAAGCTTTCTACAATGAAGCAAACACTGGTTTCTCTGGTGACCGTACTGCACAAACTGATATTGCTCTTGCAGCAAACACAGAATTGGGTTCTGGTAACACCTTCAATAACGGTACAACTGGCCAAGCATCTGCAACAAACGTTGGTGAAGCACTTGGTGCGTCAGGTGGTACAGATTTTAGCGAAATGGCATTCTCTATTGAGAAAGTTACTGTTACTGCAAAGACTCGTGCTTTGAAGGCAGAATACTCAATCGAACTTGCACAAGACTTGAAAGCTGTTCACGGTCTTGACGCTGAAACAGAATTAGCAAACATCTTGTCTTCTGAGATTCTTGCTGAAATTAACCGTGAAGTTATCCGTACAATCTACACAACTGCTAAAGTTGGTGCACAAGTTGGTACTACACAACGTGGTACATTCAACCTAGACACAGACTCTAATGGTCGTTGGATGGTTGAAAAAATCAAAGGTTTGGCATTCCAAATTGAACGTGAAGCTAACACTATTGCCAAGACTACTCGTAGAGGCAAAGGTAACGTTCTGATTTGTTCTTCAGACGTTGCATCTGCATTAGCAATGGCTGGTATCCTTGATTACAACTCTGCTCTTGCTTCACAAGTTAACTTGACAGTTGATGATACAGGTAACACATTTGCTGGTACAATCTTCGGCCGTATCAAGGTTTATATTGACCCTTACTTCCCAGCTGGCACAACTTCTGAGTTTGCTGTTGTTGGTTACAAAGGTTCTAATGCCTATGACGCTGGTCTATTCTACTGCCCATACGTACCGTTGCAAATGGTTCGTGCAGTTGACACTGGTACATTCCAACCAAAGATTGGCTTCAAGACTCGTTACGGTCTAGTTGCTAACCCATTCGCTCAAGGTACTGCACAAGGTGCTGGTGCTCTTACAGCAATGAGCAACTTGTACTATCGTTCATTCAAGGTTGCAAACATTATGTAATCTTGACCGATAGGTCAAACCACCGTTAAGAGTGGTACTTTTAAGAGGACTCCTTAAAAAGAGTCCTCTTTTTTATTGGAGCATAAATACTCATATGACAGTACTCAACAGAACCCCAACCACTACCAGTTTTCTTCAACCGAATAAGTTTCAGTTGAATTTTTCTAGGTTACCTAATATGCAATTTTTTGCACAGATTATTAGTGTGCCTGGCGTATCTATTTCCGAAGCAATTCAAACAACACCATTCGTTGACATATATGCACCTGGCGAAAAAGCAATTTACGACCTTTTAAATGTTACCTTTATGGTCGAAGAAAATTTAAGTTCTTGGATTGAGATACACGATTGGATTCGTGCTATGTCTTTTCCTAAAGAATTTGAAGAATATAAAAAACTTGGATATTTAAATAGACAAGTTGCCCAAAAGTTAACCAAAGCGCCTCAGTACTCTGATTGTACAGTAACAATCTTAACTGCGGCAAATAACCCAATCATCAAGTTTAAATACTATGATGTTTTTCCAACTACCGTTTCTTCCTTTGTAATGAGTTCAAGTGAAGGTCCTGATAGTATTATCACGGCAGATGCTTCATTTAGGTATTCTTACTTTGATGTTGAAAAAATAGCTTGACATTACTGCCAATTTTTGATACACTCCTATAACTAGGAGGATTTTATTTTATGAGCAAAATTGATGATTTACTTGCCGAATGGGCAAAAGATTCTGTTATAGACCGAACAGAGCCAGGCAAAGCTCTGTTGGATATTCCCAAACTTCATAGTAAGTATTTGAACATTCTTTCTAATCACCGCCTTCTAATACGTGATGCAGAATTTAAATATAACAGAATGAAAAAAATTAAGTGGGAATATTATACAGGAAAGTTAGACGATGACCAATTGAGCAAATATGGATGGGAACCATTTCCATTCGTGCTCAAGTCGGACATTACTACATATTTGGATGCAGATGAAGACTTATCAAAGTATCTTGCACAAAGGCGTATGCACGAAGAAATAGTTGAAGTCTGTATGAGTATTATGAAAGAACTTGGCGCAAGAACTTTCCAACTAAAAGACTTTATATCATGGGAAAAATTCATTCAAGGTGTTTGATTTAAAATTACATAAACTAAACGAAGCTTACATCAAATTTGAATGTGAACGAAGTTTAGCACAAGAACTCTCCGATTACTTTACCTTCTTTGTACCAGGTCATCAGTTTACACCTGCGTTCAAGTCTAGGGTTTGGGATGGAAAAATTCGTCTAGCAGATTTAAGAAACTTTACCATATATCATGGTTTGGTTCCTTATATCGAAAAATTCTGCAAAGACCGAGACTATACAATAGAGATAGATTCTTCTATTTCAGTTACAGAGAATTACTCATTAACTGAGGCAAATGAATTTATCACTTCATTAAAATTGCCTCATGAAGTAAGAGACTATCAACTGAAGGCTTTTGTTAATGCTGTTCGTAACAAACGAATGTTATTGTTGTCGCCCACTGCTTCAGGTAAATCTTTGATAATTTACTTAGTTGTACGTTATCTACTAGAAGCAGGTTACAAACGTGGTCTTTTAATTGTGCCAAACATTTCACTTGTTGCACAGATGTACAAAGACTTTGAAGATTACGGATGGGAGTCTTCAGATTATTGTCACACAATTCATGGTGGTAAAGAAAAACAAGCAAATAAGTTTCTCTTTATATCTACATGGCAATCTATCTATACTCAACCAAAAGAATACTTTGACCAGTTTGAATTTGTTATTGGTGATGAAGCCCACCAATTTAAAGCTAAGTCTATGACAACAATTATGACTGGTTGCGATAGCGCTAAATATAGAATAGGAACAACAGGAACACTAGACGGTACTCAAACTCATCGATTAGTGTTAGAAGGTTTATTTGGTCCAGTTTTTCAATCCACTTCTACTTCAGAATTGATTGAACAAGGACACGTTGCAGATTTTAATATCAAATGTTTAATTCTGAAATATCCTGAATCTGTTTGTAAAGAATCAAAAAAATGGGACTACCAAGAAGAAATAGATTATATTGTTAGCAATCCAAAGCGTAATGAGTTTATTAAAAATCTTGTGTTGTCTTTAACAGGCAATACTCTTGTATTGTTTCAATTAGTGGAAAGACATGGAAAAATATTATATCAACTTATTAAAGAACATGCTAAGAATAGACATGTGTTTTTTGTTTATGGCGGAACAGATGTTGAGATTAGGGAATCAGTTCGTGAGATTACTGAAAAACAACCAGACGCTATTATTGTGGCTTCTTACGGTGTTTATAGCACTGGGGTCAACATACGTAATCTCCACAACATTGTATTTGCCTCTCCCTCAAAGTCAAGAATTCGCAATCTTCAGTCGATAGGTCGAGGTTTGCGACTAGGTGATAACAAAGACAAAGCAACTCTCCTAGATATATCAGATGATTTTAGAACTGGCAAACACACAAACTACACACTTAAACATTTTATTGAACGTGTAAAAATATATGATGAAGAAAAATTCAATTACAAATTTTACAATATAGAAATAAAAACCTAATGGATGAAATACAAGTAAAAATTATACGATTGAATACAGGTGAAGATATTATGGGTTCAGTTTTAATGGACGACAAACATCGTTACGTTAGTATTGAAAATCCTATGAGAGTTATACTTAAAAGAATGGCCGATAAAAATCAAACAATGCTATTGATGGCCCCATGGTTGCCAGTAGAATTATTGATTGATAATTTTGCCACTATTGATTATCGGAATATTGTAACTGTTGTGGATCCTAAACCATCTTTTTCAGAATATTATATTAATACTGTTGGCCAATTTAATGAAAAATTAGGTTCGCAAGAAATGGAAGAAATTGATTGCGGCACTTATGAGGATGAAGAAGAAGATGATGACGATGAAGTTCAAAGAGCTTTAGTAGAATCAAAGAAAGCGAAAATACATTGATTTTAGATTATACACCAGAAAATTTTAATTTAGTATCAGGTATCATTTTAAAGCATCTAACACCAGATTTGCTTCCTAAAAAATGGATAGATATTAATAAGACCAATCCAATGTTTGGTCATTGTCACACTTCTTCTGCCTGCTTACAAAAAGTGTTTGGCACAAAAAACATTAAATTGTATAGAGCATTAGACCAATGGAATGTTTGGCATTGGTGGTGTGTAGATAAAGATGGCAAGTTAATTGATTTAACGGTAGACCAATACTTATCTTTGAATAGAGAACCGCCTCATGCACAAGGTACTAAGGCCTCGATGTTAGGGTTCGAATATCGTAAGAGAGTACTAAGATTATTGGAACTGGTTACTAATGAATTATCATCAAACGGAACACCGCTAATGTAACAGTTGTCAAGCGCAAAGTCAAGCGCATTGACCAAAGTTCGCCTAAGATGATGATTAGGCAAAAATGTAAATAGTGCTTGACATTGAACCTTAAAACCTATAGAATGAGTATATTATGACAAAGAAAACAAACCATTACATCAACAACGCAGACTTCCTTAAAGCTCTTATTGAGTATAAAGAATCGTGCGATACTGCCTCAGCTGCAGGCAAAGAAGACCCACGTATACCAAATTATATCGGTGAATGTTTCTTAAAGATTGCAGACCACTTATCCAGAAAGCCTAATTTTGTTTCATACTCTTTCCGAGATGAAATGATTTCTGATGGCATTGAAAATTGTTTGATGTATTTCCGCAACTTTGACCCAACCAAGTCAAAGAATCCTTTTGCCTACTTCACACAAATTATTTACTATGCTTTCCTTCGCCGCATTATGAAGGAGAAAAAACAATTGTATGTCAAATATAAAGCAACTGAAATGTATGGCATTTTTGGTGATGGTGAAATGTTTGAAGATGCTGAAGGTAACATGAAACAGTTTGTACTTTACGATAACATTTCTGAATTCATTCATACCTTTGAAGAAAACAAAGAGAAGAAAAAGAAAAGTAAAGAAGTTAAAACGATAGATGATATAGTAGAAGACTTTGGTACAGAAGAAGAATGAAATTAATTGTTTTAGGCGATACACATTTTGGCGCTAGAGGAGATTCTCTAGACTTTCACAAATACTTTCAACGTTTTTACGATGAAGTATTTTTTCCATATCTGAAAGAAAATAATATTGATACCATTTTTCAAATGGGTGATTTATTTGACCGCAGAAAATTTATTAACTTTAATTCACTTTATTTGTCTCGCAAATATTTCTTTGATACTTGTAAAACAAATAATATTACACTACACACACTTATTGGCAACCATGATGTTGCCTTTAAAAATACACTTGAAGTAAACTCACCTAAACTTGTTGTTAGTGATTATTCCAATATTAATATCTACCAAGATTTTGCTACGGTTGACTTTGATGGCCTTGCTATCGATGTAGTGCCTTGGATTTGTGATGATAATGAGGTAGACATATTCTCAAAAATGAAAACAAGTGGTTCTGATATTTGTTTTGGGCATTTTGAGATTGCTGGTTTCGAAATGGATAAAGGCAATGTTTGTGATATAGGTATTGACAAAAACGATTTAAGAAAGTATGATATAGTGTTATCAGGACACTTTCATCATAAATCATCTGATGGCAATATTACTTATGTGGGCACTCCTTATGAAATGACTTGGGCTGACTATATGGATCCAAAAGGATTCCATGTGTTTGATACCGAGACTAGAGAGATGGAATTCATACAGAATCCATTCACTATGTTTAATAAGGTCATTTATGATGATGGCGAAACTGATTTTGAACATTGGAAAAAGTTTGACTTTGAAAAGTATAAAGACACATATGTAAAAATTGTTGTGTTGAATAAACAAAACGCCTATTTGTTTGACCATGTGATTGATGGCTTCTATAAAGCTGGTGTTGGCGATTTGTCTATTGTTGAAGACTTTACAGATAATACGATTGTAGATGATGAGATTGTAGACCAAGCAGAAGACACTATGACCATCTTGTCCAAGTACATCGATGCGTTACAATTGGATGTTGAACCTGATAAATTGAAAAATATTATGAGAGAACTCTACGTAGAGGCCTTAAACACGGAAGTTGCTGATTAATGATAATGTTTCGAAAAGTCCGTTGGAAGAATTTACTTTCAACGGGTAATTACTATACAGAAATGGATTTGTCTAGTAACAACAATACCCTCATCGTTGGGGGTAATGGTTCTGGCAAATCAACAATGCTTGATGCGTTATGTTTTGGTTTATTCGGTAAACCTTTTCGTGATATTAACAAGCCACAGTTGTTGAATTCTATTAATGGAAAAGACTGTGTGGTTGAAGTAGAGTTTGATACTGGTAATAAATCATATAAGATTATTCGTGGTATCAAACCAAACAAATTTGAAATCTATTGTAATGGTGAACTTGTCAATCAAGAAGCCGCAAGTAGAGACTATCAAGAACACCTTGAAAAGTTTATTTTAAAATTAAACTATAAGTCATTTACTCAAATTGTTGTTCTTGGTTCTGCTTCATTTACTCCGTTCATGCAATTAAAGTCAGGAGACCGTAGAGAAATTATTGAAGACTTGCTTGACATTCAAATCTTTTCTACAATGAATGGTCTTGTTAAAGAACGCTTGTCTAATAACAAAGACCTTATTGCTCAAAAGAAACATGAAATTGAACTAGCAACACAAAAAGTTGAATTGTTAAAGAAACATATTATTCAGTTAAAACAGAACAACGATGAGAAAGTAAAACAACATGAGAGTGAGATTCAAACTAATCAGGGTGTGGTACAAACCTTACATGAAGAACTTAACGGACTTGGTCAAGATGTATCGACTCTCACCGAACAAGTCTCTGGTAAGATTGAAGTTGAGGATAAGGTCAAGAAGCTTGGTAAACTTGAATCGCAGATTGAAAGCAACCTATCCAAATTTTCAAAAGATATACGTTTCTTTGAATCAAATGATAGTTGTCCAACATGTAGGCAAGCCATTGCCTTGGAGTTTAAGGAAACGGAACTTACCAATCTTGCCGACAAAGTACAGAAATGCAACCACGGCCTCAGCGAACTTGAACAAAAACTAAATGTTGAACAAGAGAAGTTAAATACAATTTCTCAGATTCAAAAAGACATACAGACAAAACAAGTTAAGATTGCTACAATAAACACAACAATCACCGAGACTAATAAGTATATTGCTAAACTTAGAAAACAAATTGAATTGTTAAGTGACTCTGCAACCGCAACTGATAAAGAAGAAGCAGAATTAACTATCATAAAAGAACAATTAAATGAGTTAAGCACCAATTTAAGAGTGCTAATAGATGAGAAGACTTACTATGAAGCAGCTTCTAATCTGTTGAAAGATACTGGTATTAAGACTAAGATTGTTAAACAGTACTTGCCTGTTATCAATAAGTTGGTAAACAAATACTTGGCCTCACTAGACTTCTTTGTAAACTTTAACCTTGATGAGGCATTTAAAGAAACAATTAAGTCCAGACACCGAGATGAATTTACATACAATAACTTTTCTGAAGGTGAGAAGCAACGTATTGATATGGCATTGATGTTGACTTGGCGTGCTGTTGCTAAGTTAAAGAATTCTTCTAACACCAATCTGTTGATTTTGGATGAAACGTTTGATAGTAGTTTGGATGCCAATGGTACTGAGTACTTGATGAATATCCTACATATGTTAGAAGGCGTAAATTTATTTGTTATCTCTCATAAAGGCGATGTATTACAGGATAAGTTTGCTAATGTTGTTAGATTTGAAAAGGTCAAAAACTTTTCTAAGGTGATAAAATGAAATTTATAAGTGAATATTCGAGTGATAAATTAACAAAGACCGCAAAGGTTTATTATTGTGGTGAAAGAGATTTTACCGTGATTGTAAAGAGTGATACTGGCACATACTATAATGTGTCGTTTAATAATATACAAGATGCAGAAGACTATGCAGAAGATTGGGTGCTAAAAAATGAGTGAATTTTTAACTATTAATACCGAAGACAATGTTATTCGAGAAAGGCGTGTTGACCCTCTGCCTTTATATGACGATAATCATTTCATGTTGAAACAGGTGATGCCAGAGTTTTCTGGTCCATTACCTAATCAATTAATGGATAATTTGGTAGAAAGACTTAAAGTTACAATGAAATTGTACGGGGGTCTTGGGCTTGCGGCAAACCAATGTGGTGTGTCTGAACGAGTGTTTGTAATTGGTACCGACCAGTTTCAGATTGCCTGTATTAATCCAAAAATTGTTGGCACATCAGACGTACAGGCAAAAGAGAATGAAGGTTGCCTCACTTTTCCTGGTTTATATTGTAAAATAGAAAGACCAAATTGGGTAGAGGTTGAATTCACTACACCTGACGGCGAATTAAAACAGATGAAATTGGATGGTGCTACTGCTCGTTGTTTTCAACATGAGTTAGACCATTTAAACGGAATTAAATTTGTTGACAAGATTGGTCCTGTTGCATTACAGATGGCCAAAAAGAAACAACAAAAAATAATTAAGAAGATTACTCGACTAAAGAAATAATATGGCATATAGTTTTGACAAAAAAGATGATGTAGAAACTCAATGGGCAAAATGGCAAGCAGCTACTCCTATTGAAGAATTATCTTTTACAGAAGATGAATTACGTGAGAGAGTAATTAAAGAACTCACTTACGTATCACAGATGGATGTTAAAGAATATACTTTGTTCCAAAAATGGTGTGAAGTGCAAGATAGGTATCCAACGCTTCTTGTCAATGACTTGTGGGAAGGCGAGAAAAGAGTCCTTGAAGATGAAGGCCAACGCCGTGCTATTTCTGAAATTAAAGCTAACTTTTGGATTCCAAAAGATGCTGATGATTATCTAAATCTTGAACCTGAACTTTTATACACATCAAAACAAGAAGACTTGCCAGAATTATGGAATTGTATTCGTACATTTTCTTCTACTATGAAGAATAATTCCAATATTGGTCGTAATCTAAATTTTGTTGTTCGTGATAAGAATACTAAATCTTATCTTGGTGTTATCTGTATTTCATCCGACTTTCTTGACTTGACACCTCGTGACAACTATATTGGCTGGGACCGTGTTAAGAAAACTCAAGGCGGAATGATTAATCATACTGCAATCGGTTCTACAATTGTTCCACTACAACCATTAGGATTTAATTATGTTGGCGGTAAATTGCTTGCATTGTTATGTTTAACTGACGTAGTGCAGAATAAATGGAAAGAATTGTATGGTGATGAACTTGTAGGCGTTACTACTACTTCTTTGTATGGTAAAACTAAAGCAGGTGGTCTATCTCAATATGATAACTTAGATTTTTGGCAACCAATGGGTTTCACCTCAGGCTCAGTTTCATTTGAACCTTTGGCAGAAACTCGTTACATGATTCGCCAATGGTTAATGAAGAATCATACCCGTAAATATTTTGAATGGTATATTGCAAAGAAACCATCAGGTCAACCACACAAACGTGACCACAAAAATCGTTCATTGTCTTTTGCATATTCTAAGATGACTGTGCCAAAGGAATTGATTCGTTCAGAACATGCTCGAGGAATTTACTTTAGTCCTTTATATGATAAGACTTCTGAATTTCTCCGTGGTGATGACGATGGCAAAAACATGACTAAGTTGTTTGATAACTCGGTAGAAAACATAGTGAATGTATGGAAAACTAAACACGCAAAGCCACGCATCAAACAATTGGTTAAAAAAGGTCGTGTATCACAAGAGTCCTTATTTTATGATGACCTTTGTTTCTTATCTTGGGAACAGGCAAAAGAAAAGTATTTGTCTCAAGTAGGTCGATGATTGCCACAATAAGTGGATTTTCTGTGTATAATCCACCTATATAAAGATATGCGGTTGTTTTAGAACAGTTTAGGTGTCCAACTTGAACGGTAGGTGCGAATCCTACGAACCGCTCCATATTTTAAGAGTGTTGCGTAAAAACAACACTCTTTTTCTTTGCCTATCAAGAGCTTACAAAGGCCTTGACAATTCGGCCAATTCATGTATAATCAACCTTATAAATTGACAAAGGCACTATACTATGACGTTTACAGTAGAACAAAAATCACAACTTGCTAGATTAATGGCAACCGAAAATCTACGTGTTGAACACCAAAAAATCAGTACTGCTAAATTTGATCCAAAGAATCGTATCTTATATTTGCCAATTTGGCAAGATATGACAGGTATTTTATATGACCTACTTTGCGGTCATGAAGTTGGCCATGCTCTTTATACTCCTGCTGAAGGCTGGCATGATGTTGCATCCGACAAATCTAAACCAAAAGCATATAAACACTTTTTGAATGTTGTTGAAGATGCTCGAATTGAGAAAAAAGTTAAACGCCGTTATCCTGGCCTAAAGACTTCTTTTCAAAATGCTTACGCTGAATTAAATGCTCGTGATTTTTTTGGTATTAAAAATCGTGATGTAAATGGAATGCCATTTATTGACCGATTGAATCTTTATACAAAATCTCAATATACTGCTCATTATATAAATTTCACCGCTAAAGAACAATTGTTGGTTAAAAAGGTTGAAAGCCTTGAAACATGGGATGAAGTTCTTGCAGTAACATCCGAAGTTTATGAATACTCTAAGGATGAACAGTATGAAATGAACATGCACGATTTTGAAGAATTCGAATCGGAGTATGGTGAAGGTGATGATAGCGATTTTGATGACTATGACTATGATTCAGAATCAAATGAGAATGAAGAATCCAAAGATTCTGATAGCAAATCAACCAGCGGCAAAAACGAAGAGGATGCTGATGGTAAAGGTGATGAAGAAGATTCGGATACCGAAACCAAAGGCAACGCCAAAGGTGATGATGGTGAAAATGAAGGTGAAGATGAAGGAATAAAAACTCAACATCACAAAGATTCTCAGCCTGCTACAAAAGACATGTTTGTACCACAATGCCGAACCGATGAAGAATTCCGTAATAAAGAAGATTCTTTACTCGATGAAAAATGCAAGCCTTATGTTTATGTAAATATTCCAAAACCAATTTTTGCTAATATTATTACTCCTGCTAAACGTGTTCATGAACAATTAGTTGAATACTATTTAAAAGATAGAGAAGAAGGATATAAACCTCGTGTTTCTTCTGAAACGGCCAAAAAGTGGGTTACTGATTTTAAAAATCGTAATGAGCGATATGTTGGTTTATTAGCCAAAGAATTTGAAATGCGTAAGGCTGCTAAGGCATTCAGTAAGTCTAAACTGTCCGATACTGGTGATATTGATATTTCTAAATTGGCCTCTTATAAGTTTGATGACAACATTTTCCGCAAAGTTATGATGACACCAAAAGGTAAGAATCACGGTTTGATTTTGTTGCTTGATAAATCAGGTTCTATGTCTAACAACATGCCTGGTTCTATTGAACAAATTTTAATTTTGGCAATGTTCTGCCGTAAAGTGAATATCCCATTTATCGTTTATGGCTTCGGAGATTCTCTTGAAGCTAATTCTGCTGACCGTGGATTGAATTATTATGATTACAATACTAAAGATTGTTTTGAAGGCGCACCAGGCGAATTAGCATTAGAACCAGTTTTCTTGCGAGAGTATATCAATAGCAAGATGAGTAATTCAGAATTTTCTGCCGCTGTGCGTAATATGGTTATTTTGAAAAAAGGTTTTGAAGGCGGCCGCTGGGGTTATCGTGGTATGTCCAGACCTGAATGTGAACATTTGAGTAATACTCCTTTGACACAAGCTGTATTTGCTTGTGGCCACATTATGAAAGCCTTTCGTCAGAAATACAATTTGGATATGTCCAGTTTAGTTATTGTACATGATGGTGATTCTGATTGGTGCCATTATATGTGGCAATTACAAGAAGGTCGTGAAACAACTAATGGTCCTATTGTCATGCAAAAACGCCGTGTTGGTTTCGATGCAAAAAGAACAAATGTAATTGTACGTGACCCAGCTATCAAATTCGAAAAACGTTTGCAAGATGATTCTCGGGATGCTATGTTGATTGCTTCGCTTGATTGGTTCCGTAAAATGACCAATTCAAATGTGTTTGGTTTCTTTTTGACAGCAACAAGCAAATCATATATCAATGCTGCCATTTATAATCGTTATGTCTTTGAAGACGGCACCGATTTTGAAAAGATGAATATGGATACTCAGAAGCCTGGCGGCAACCGTGCGGCTTATGAAATGAAACGTGAAATAACTTTTAAAAAATTCAAAAGTGAAAAGTATCTTGCTTCTAAGACACCTGGTTATACCGAGTTTTATCTTGTTCTTGGTGGCGAAGATATGAATGTTGGCAATGAAGATTTGGAAATTGATGGCAAATTTACTGCCAGTAAATTGAAAAATGCTTTTATGAAAATGAACAAAAAGAAATCTCTGAACCGTGTTCTAGTTTCCCGTTTCATACAGGGCATTGCTGCCTAAGTGTTGCTTTTATACAACAGAGGGCTTGACAAAGTTCTCTGTCTGTTATATAATAGCTTTATAAATTGTTGAAAAGGGTCTATATTATGTCTAATCGTGTTGAAATTCGTGAGAAATTTGTTTCTGCTTTAATCTCTCTTGGCCAAGATACTGTAACTAAAACGCAAATTAAACAAATTTGCACAAACCTTGGCATTTCAGGTGCTCAATGGTTTACTAAAGATGAATCGAATCGTGTTGGCCGTGGATTATACCGTGTACCAACAATTGGTGCAAATGTACTACAAACCAGTACAATTGATATGAATGCTAAAATATTGCCTATGACTAGAAAAATAGAACAGTCCGAGAACAGGATTAAAAACATCATTACAGATTTGGATGAAACTAATCTGATTCCTAATCCTTACAAAAATTACGTACCTTTTGGTAATTTTGATGATGTGTTGGCTATCGTAAAGTCAATGCGTTTCTTTCCAGTATTTGTTTCTGGCCATTCTGGTAATGGTAAAACAATGTCTATCGAGCAAGCTTGTGCAAAAGCTCGCCGTAAGTTTATTTGTATTTCAATGACACCTGAAACCGATGAAAGTGATTTACTCGGTAACTATGTGTTGATTGATGGTAATATGGAATGGCGTGATGGTCCTGTAACAACAGCGGCTCGTCAAGGTGCCGTTTTGTGTATTGATGAAATTGATTACGGTGCTCAGAACCTTTCCTCATTGCAACGTGTGCTTGAAGGTAAACCTTTCATGTTGAAAAAGAAAGGTGAATTGATTACACCTGCCGCAGGTTTCACCGTGTTTGCTACTGCAAATACAAAAGGTAAAGGCTCTGATGATGGTCGTTACATGTTTACCAATGTATTGAATGAAGCTTTCTTGGAACGTTTCCGTAATACAATGGAACAAGAATTTCCTCCTGTAAAAATTGAACGTAAGATTATTCAGAAAGAATTGATTTCTGCCGGCCGTGAAGACGATGAGTTTGCCGAAAAACTTGTTACATGGGCTGATGTGATTCGTAAAACCTTTGCGGATGGCGGATGTGATGAAGTGATTTCCACTCGCCGTTTAGTACATATCACCGAAACTTATGGTATTTTTGGTGATAAGATGAAAGCTCTTGGTATGTGTTTGAATCGTTTTGATGATGACACCAAGGCTTCGTTCCTTGACTTGTACACTAAGGTTGATGCAGGTGCTTCTGCTGACCAGATTCTTGCACCAGTGCCTGAACCTGTGGTTGCCGAAGAGTCTAAAAATGAGGATGAAATCCCGTTCTAATAAACAGGCAACGTTATCAAAACGTTGCTACTATTGCCGCACATATTAAACCTGTGTGTTATAATTGATACTTAATTCGAGAGAAAGGTCACCTCTTGGATATTTTTGAAATGTGACCGTTATTAATGGAGTTTTTTATAATGACTGCTAAATCTAAAGTCCTCGCCTACTTGTCTAAGACAGGTACCTACAACACATTGACAGCTGCTAAGATGCAGAATGTTTTTGGTGTTGCTAACCCAAGCGCAACTATCAATGAGTTGCGTAATGAAGGCAATTCAATCTACTTGAATAGCCGTATCAACACAAACGGTGAGAAAGTTTCTTTCTACCGCCTTGGTACACCAACTAAGCGTGTAGTTGCCGCAGGCTTGCGTGCTATTCGTGCTACAGGAACTCGTGCTTTTGCCTAAGTTTTTCTGTTAAAACCTTTTGAGGAGAGATATATAATAGTATCTCTCCTCTTTTTTATTTTATGGGTACATTATGGAAATTCAAGTTAAAGTTGAAGAACTAAGAAAAAAGAAACTATTCGTGGCAACACCAATGTATGGTGGTATGGCTCACGGTTTGTATATTAAGGCTTGCCTTGATTTGCAAAATGTTATGGGAAAGTATGGTGTTGAAACCAAATTTTCTTTCCTGTTTAACGAATCACTAATCACACGAGCACGAAATTATCTGGTCGATGAATTTCTCCGCTCTGATTGCACACACATGTTGTTTATCGATGCTGACGTTCACTATAACGCTTCAGACGTAGTAGCGCTTCTTGCGTTAGATAAAGATGTAATTGGCGGCCCATATCCAAAGAAAGCAATTAATTGGAAGAATGTTGCTGAAGCTGCACGTAAACATCCAGATTTGGATCCAAAAGAACTTGAAAAGTTGGTAGGCGAATATGTCTTCAACGTTGTTAAGGGTACAAAACAATTTTCAGTAACAGAACCACTTGAAGTTATGGAAATTGGTACTGGTTATATGATGATTAAACGTGAAGTGTTTGATAAGATGAAAGATGCTTATCCAACTATTCACTATCGACCAGACCATGCAGGTCAAGCTAACTTTGATGGCTCACGTTATATTCATGCTTACTTTGATACTGTAATTGACACACTCGATTCTATTGTTGGTGGTGGCTCAGACCGTTATCTAAGTGAAGATTATATGTTCTGTCAAATGTGGCGAAAAATTGGTGGACAAATTTATCTGTGTCCATGGATGAGAACACAACACGTTGGCACATATGCCTTTACTGGTGATATGCCTGCTGTTGCTAACTTTACAGGACGATTATAATGCCAAAGTTTGAGGATTCTGACGTTGTGAAGGCTTCTCAAACTGCCAAGACTGGCGGCCGCAAGTTCGATGGTAATAAACTAGAATATGGTTTGTTACCACCAAAAGCGTTAGAAGCTACTGTTGATGTGTTGACTTTTGGTGCTCAAAAGTATGAACGTGACAATTGGAAAAATGTACCAGACTCAAAACGCCGGTACTTTGATGCGCTCCAGAGACACCTTTGGGCATACAAACAAGGTGAGATTCTAGACCAAGAATCTGGCAAACATCACTTAGCTCACGCTATGTGTTGCCTCATGTTTCTCTTTGAACATGATACCATCTATTCTGTTAATGATTAATTTTTGGAGATTATATAATGAAACTATCGAATGAAACTCTAGGTGTACTAAAAAACTTTGGTAACATCAACTCAGGTATCTTCCTGAAACAAGGCAAGACAATTAAGACTGTCTCTACACACAAGAACATTTTGGCTCAAGCCACGATTACAGATGAAATCCCTTCTGATTTTGGAATCTATGACTTGAACGAATTTTTATCTGTTGTGTCTTTGCACAAAGATGACCTGAATCTTGATTTTGATTCTAAGAATGTGGTTATTTCTGGTCGTGGCGGCCGCAGCAAGATTAAGTATCGTGCTTGTGAACCAACTATGATTGTTACCCCACCAGAAAAACAATTGACAATGCCTGAACCTGAAATTTCAATTGAGTTGTCTTCAGAAGACTTCCGTTGGATTCTAGACTCTGCAAACGTGCTTGGTTCTCCACAAATTTCAGTTCAATCTGATGGTGAAATCATTTCTGTAAATACTGTTGACTTGCAAAACGATTCTGCTCATACTGAATCTTTGGCTTTAGATACTAAGGCAGACGGCTCTAAGTTTAAGATGATTTTCAAAACAGAAAATATCGCCAAGATTTTGTCTGGTGCTTATACTGTTAAGATTTCGTCTAAGGGTATTTCTCATTTCTCTAACAAAAATTCACCTATTGAATATTGGATCACTACTGAAGTTGGTTCTACATTTGAAAAGGCTTAATTTGATTTATTTTTGTTATGAGGGATTTATATTATGGAACATCTACTTTGGGTAGAGACACACAGACCACAGACTATTGCAGAATGTATTCTTCCCGAGCGTTTGAAGAAACCGTTTCAAGAGTATGTAAACCAAAATAATATCCCTAATCTCTTGCTTGCAGGTGGACCTGGCGTAGGTAAAACTACTGTCGCTAAGGCCATGTGCAAGGAAGTTGGTTGTGATTATATGGTTATCAACGGTTCTGATGAGAATGGCGTTGATGTTATTCGTTACAAAATTAAGAACTACGCTTCTTCAATGAGCCTTTCAGGCGGCCGCAAGGTTGTTATTATTGATGAAGCTGATTATTTGACTCCAAACGCTCAAGCAATTTTGCGTAATGCTATTGAGGAGTTCTCTGTAAATTGTTCTTTCATCTTTACTTGTAATTACAAAACTAAGATTATCGAACCACTTCATTCTCGTTGTGCAGTTATTGATTTCTCATTGAAGAATGGTGAGAAGGCTGCGATGGCCAAAGACTTCTTTAAGCGTATTCAAGGAATTCTTCAAAGTGAAAAAGTTGAGTATGATAACTCAGTTGTTGCTGAAGTTGTTAAGAAACACTTTCCAGACTTTCGCCGTGTTATCAATGAGTTGCAAAGATACGCTCAGTTTGGTAAGATAGATAGTGGTATTCTGTCTCAAATTGCCAACGTTTCTATTGGTGAAATTGTAAAGCACATGCGTGAGAAGGACTTTGGTTCTATTCGTAAATGGGTTGCAATGGGTGAGTATGATGCTAATACAGTATTCCGTCAAATCTATGATGCTCTGTATGACATTATGAAACCTCAATCTATTCCGCAAGCAGTTTTGATTCTTGCTGACTATCAATATAAACAAGCCTTTGTTGTTGATAGTGAAATCAATCTAGTAGCTTGTTTGGTAGAACTAATGGGAAATTGTGAGTTTGTATGATGAATGATTTATTAAAAACTACGTTTGATTGGATTAAAGATGATTGGTATTCTAACAGAACTCGTTTTGTTGTCGAGCTGTTGGCTTGGGCTGTTTCTATTGGTTGTTCCATCACGATGGCACTCACAGTCCCTAATCCGCCGCTTATTGTTTTATATCCTATTTGGATTAGTGGGTGTGCTATGTACGCTTGGGCTGCTTACACTCGTAAGTCCTTTGGAATGCTCGCCAATTATATTCTTCTTACAACCATCGACACTATCGGTTTAATTCGTATGGTATTAGCATGAGTAACCCATTTGACTACGTTAACCAGATTACTCAAGGCAAGAAAAACCTAATTGTTGATGAACAGACGGAAAAAGATTATAATCCGTTTATTATCAATCGTGCTTTATCCTATCATTTCGACTGTATTCTTTATGCTAATGAGATGAATATTCGTTCATCCATGGATAAAAAGATGCAAAATGCATTTCTTATAAATACAATCAGGTCTCGGAAGAGGCCTTTTGCAAAGTGGGTAAAGTCTGAAAAAAGTGAAGATATAGCATGTATTAAAAGTCATTTCGGCTATTCAGACCTCAAGGCTAAAGAAGTTTTACGCCTGCTTAGTGATGAACAAATCCAAAAATTAAAAGAACAAACCGAAGCTGGTGGATTAAGGAAATGAATTTATGTCTGATATATTTAAAGGGGTTGGAGTTGAGATAGCACTCGACAACGAAGACGCTTTCTTGAAGGTGCGTGAAACCCTTACACGTATCGGTGTGTCATCAAGAAAAGAAAAAGTGTTATACCAATCTTGCCACATCCTACACAAGCAAGGCCGATATGTTATTTTACACTTTAAAGAATTATTTGCACTAGATGGAAAACCATCTACTATTACTGAAAATGATTTACAACGTAGAAATGCTATTGTAGTTTTATTAGAAGAATGGGGTTTGTTAAAAATTCTAAAAGAAGAACAAGAAAAGATTGCTAATAATTTAGCACCTTTACACCAAATAAAAATTATTGCTTTCAAAGAAAAAGAAGAATGGAATTTGGTTAGTAAGTACACAATTGGCAAGAAAAAGATTGAGTATTAATAAATAACAGTATTCTCAGGGATGGGAACTAGGCCGGTATCCTAGTAAATAACTACCAAAGAACCCACCTTAGGGCTGTTTGATGCTACGGTATAAGGCGTCCGTGCAATTGAACTGACATACGTTAATTGTCGCCAGATAAAGTAACTGGCTTGCTATGCCTTAGGGGTAGCATTTTCATTAACTCGCTTAATAGGAGAAAACTATGACATTAGGACGTATTTCTTTTGGTCCACTTCACCACTCAACTTTAGGTTTCGACCGATTTTTCGATGAGGCTGAACGCTTATTGAAAACGGACTTGACAAAGGTTAATCCAGCATTTCCTCCGCACAACATAATTAAACTAGATGACAATCGTTATTTGGTCGAATTGGCTGTTGCTGGTTTTGCTGAATCAGAAATTGATATTTCAGTTGAAGATAATATTCTGAATATCAAAGGTGAAAAGAAAGATAAGGACACCGATGTAACATATATCCACCGTGGTATTGGTACTCGTTCCTTTACAAAAACTTTAACAATAGCTGACACAGTTGAAGTTCGTGGTGCAGAATTCAAAGATGGAATTTTGCGTATTGCTTTAGAGAATGTAATTCCTGAACACAAGAAACCACGTAAAATTGCAATTGGTGAAAGTTTGAAGGAGTTTAAACCACAACTCTTACAAGAGGCAACCTCAAGTAAGTAGTAAACAGTATTGGGAGTGGGCAATCCACTCCCATCTTTGCCGCATTTATTTTATGGTTGATGTATAATTAACCTTTATTTGATGAGAATATTATGAAAATCGCAGTCTGCTCGGACTTACATTTAGAGTTTGGTCCAATTTCTTTAGAGAACACCGGCAATGCCGAAGTGTTGATTTTGTCTGGTGACATTTGTGTTGCCAAAGATTTGACCGAGCGTGATAGTTACAGTATCGAAGGTGAATCTGATAAGAGTAACAAATACCACACTTTCTTCCAAGAATGTTCCGCTAGATTTCCTCATGTAGTTTACATCATGGGTAACCATGAACACTATCATGGCGACTTAGCAAAATCATATGACATTCTTAAAACCAATCTGTCTTACTTGAAAAATCTTCATGTCATGGAAAAAGAATCCTTTGACCTTGATGGAGTAACTTTTATCGCTGGTACTCTTTGGACAGATATGAACAAAGAAGACCCAAGTACATTGTATGGTATTAAAGGTTACATGAACGACTATCGAATCATTAATGATTCTAGTGAAGTTGTGAATTACAAATCTTTTGATGATGAAGGCAAACCAACTTTCAAAACTCGACCTGCTAAGTTCACTCCTGAAAAATCAGTTTTAGAACACAAAGCATTTTTGCAGTTTATTGATAGTGTGATTAGTGCTGACATTATTACTGGTAATCTTAACCAAAAATATGTTGTTGTTGGCCATCATGCACCAAGTAAATCATCAACAAAGCCACA